TTCTGAATTCCCTAACTAACCCCAGCCAATTTCAGCGAGAAATCTCGCCAAACTCCCCCAAAAGTGTCCACTTTACCAAAGAAATAAAAAAAATCTCGCCAAACTATTAAACAAAAAAATCTCGCCAAACTTTAACATTTATAGAAAAATCTCGCCAAACTTTGCAAATTTACACCTTTTAAAATAATTTTCCAAAAAAAATCTCGCCAAACTATTAAACAAAAAAAAGAGCATCACCAAACTGATGTATGCTCATTTCCTGGCGGATTGAATTGTAATTTGAGTTGTTGTTTGACTTGTTAATCTATGTAAGCACTTACACGAAAGTACTTGAGTTTTTGGTTTAATATGGCATAATTATAGCTTGTAGCATCGACTTCTATTACCTCTGTCTCTATTACTTCGAATTCTGGATCATCGCACACAAAGAGCTTATATTTCACATTCTTGGTGCTAATATTGTTTCCTTCTACATCGAGCAGTACAGGAGACCATGAGATAGTCATTAGTGTATCATTTCTAGCTATATACACATTGTTAGGTGGAAGTGGGTCATAATCTTGCATCTGAAAAGAACCATCATAAAAAGCTATTACACGGAAGAAACTAAGCGTTTCTCCTGATGTAGGTATATAAGTATAGGAAGTAGTAGAGACAGTATCTCTGTCAGCATAAGCAATCTCAAAATCTGGAGAATCTCCTCGTAATACTATATATTGTATAGGAAGTGATGATATATTATTCCCTTCTATATCTAGCAATACAGGAGACCAGGATAAAATCAAGGTTGTATCTACCTGGGTTATTTGCAGGTTTTGAGGTGGAAGAGGGTCACTGTAGCTATTTTCATACTCCAAATAGAAGTCTAGATCAAGCTTTCTCCCTGGAAGACCTGAACCACTACCCCTGGATAATAAAGTTCCTGCTTCAGTAGTAAATGACCATGATGCCTCGTTTCCAGTAGTTCCTTTTTCAATAAATGAATAGGTATAAGTAGAATCAGGGTCTAAATTGAAGGTGATTAGAGAGTCTGCATCATCAACCACACTATAGAGTCTATTAAAGATATTAATGCCTGCATATCCGTTAATGTCAGCCCAGCCATCACCCCAAGAGTCATGTAAATGAAGGTTGACCTGCATTTCTCCTGAAGGTAAACTAACCAATGGAGTAAGATGTATTACTCCAATCCCATAGTGTTTTTTGCCAGTATATGTACCACCCCAGGCCATAGAATGTAAGTTATGGTCCCATGTATTATGGAAATAAATCTCCCTAGTGGCCCTGTTATAACCCACACCAACCATAGAATGCCCTTCAATCGCTATTATCACCGGCCTATTATTATCTATTTCTCTCATATACTCACCCCAACTAAATCCAAGAACACTGCCATTAAACCCCTGTATATTTTGAGAATATACAAGGTCTACCGCATATCCACGAGACTCAAAAAACAATTTAAGCCCGTGCATAGCATCTCTGCGAGCATATGAACCAAACTCTGAGCCTGTATAATCATACAACTTAGTGGGCGATGTGTAGTGAGAGGAAGCACCATCAAAATTTCGCCAATTATACCATTGGCTGGTTCCAATAAAATCAGCTACACAGTTTGGCTCATGCTCTTCCCATAGAAGAGAATCATTTGTTTTGTCATAATAAGGATCTTCATACTCCCCATACCAATACCAATAATCATCTACATGGCCTTTTATCTGCAAGCCGTCTAATCCTTGCCTGGACGCAGCTAGAGGATTAAGCCAAGAGTTTGCTTCCCCGGAAAAACCACTAGGACCCCAATCATCATTGATAGGCATAACTCCATCATGAGAAGGGCCAGTATAGATATTATCATAGCCGTTTCTATCATAATAAGCTGCTATCATTGAAGCAGCAGTTGCTGTACAACCAAAAGACCACTTATAGGCAGGTACCCCTTCGATAATCACGATATCATCTAATTCTACACTACCTCTAGTTTTGTTGAATCTAACAGCAGTTTTGCTACCATCCCACCCTTTCGGGGGTGGAGAACCAGGTATCTCATGTAAGGTTATTTCTCCATACCCCAAGCTCAGCATAATCAACACCCCCAACAACAACCAAACTCTTTTCACTATTCCTCCTTCTGGTATTTTCCGATATAAAGATCATCCACAAAGATGCTATCATTAGAAATGTAGTAATCTAATTGAGTAGCAATCCCCACAAGTTCGCCTGAATCTTCAGCAAAGACAAAATACGGCTCTAAATCTTCGATTGTAGGGCTTGTTTTTTCAGATTGGACACAAGACATCAGTAACATAATTAACACGATTAAAAGTATGTTTTTCATATATATTTCTCCTTGTATTAGTTTGAGATTTGAGTGGTACCATCGAAGCACCAAGTTCTTAGGTAATTGCTATCATTAACATGGTAGAAAGCACCCTGGATAAGATTTGCATTTGGTTCTTTGGCTGATAGTAAGCCAAGATACAAAGCCTTAAAGGGCACCTGAAAAGTCATTTGATAGAATCCTGCCCACTGGTTAGTTGTTCCCGGCATAAAAGCAGGAAAGGCAACAGGATCTAATTCACCACCGAAAACACTTACAAAGTGATGAGTGATACTGTATTCTGTAGTAGGGAAATAAGCAAGAGACTCGTTATCTGAAGTGCCAGAGAAGTAATATCTTCCTGCAGGGAGAAGGACTCCTAGAGAGATGATATTTTCGTTTGCTCCGAGAGAAAAAGACTTTTCATAGATAACCACATCGTTTTCATAATTATAGAGCTGAACCAAAACGTTATCAGCATCTTTCATGAAAAGCTTAGTTTGAGCTAGCCAGACAGGAGTTCTTACTTCCAAGAATAACCCTAATTCGGTGCAGAAGGCAGTAGCTGTAGAATATGCAGGTCCTATAATAAAAGACTGCAAATTAGCATTGGAGTAGATATCCATGTTGGTGGTTCTAGCTAGTGCTGAGACAGAAGCTTTATTATCTACTTCATCAGAAAGAGTGTTAAGTGCTGTTTGGCTTGCTTTAGTACTTACCACACCCTCTAGGTTTGCTAAGTCTGTTTTATCTGCCTTAGATGTCTGCAGGGCTGTAACATTAGTATTAGTATCATCTAAATCATCATTACTTGCCTTTTCTGCTATGTCAGAAGAAAGGTCTGCTACTGCAGTAGAAAGAGCAGAATTAGAAGCTTTTGCTGCTAAATCTGTTGTTAGGTTGGTTATTTTAGATTGAGGGAGGGCAGGGATGTCAGATTCTACAATATTACTGTTTTTGTAAGCCGAGTCTGGGCGTTCGGTTTCGATTTGCTCTGAGACCATATCTGGGTTGGTGTAGAGGGGTTTGAACGTAACAGAAGATATTGCTGAGACAACACCATCTGTTGTGGATCCACCCCAATCTACTAACCATAATAATCTAATATAAGCTGTAGTTGGTCGAATAGCCCACTTCTTGCTATTATCTGAAAACTTATATGTCTTTAACTTCCATTCATTAGAGGTTGTATAATCTGTGCCATAATACCAAGCACTACCTTGATCCGAATATGAAGTTGAATCTAATTTTGTGCCTGCAGGAAATACTCTAGAACCAACATTGCTAGATGATGCCAAAGTGGCTAGGGTTATGGTGTCATTCACCACATCAACAACAGCGCCAGTCCATCCAAAATAAAAATCCATATTAACAAAGCCATAATCCCTACCACTGGTGGAAATCTTACTGCTAATTCTAGCCAGATAGGTATAGCATTTAGAACCTAAAGTAGGATGGTTTTTAGCTTTATTATATCTGTCTACCCATTTTTGAGCATGCCCAGTCTTAAGATATATAACCAAATCTGTAGCAGTGTTAAATTCTTGAGCAAGTTCGCATCCATCGTAATATTCTTCCTCATCTAAACCTGGGGCTGGTAAACGATAAGACGCGATACTAGACTTATCAGCTGTATAATAACCAATACCAAACAGAAAATTGTTTTGTGTCCCTACTGCGAAATTCTTATATCGAAAAGACAAATCATACATCTTTTTAGGATCAACAGGTATGTATTCATCAACGTAAACACCCTTTTTCCCTATAGCCGTAAAAGCTCCGATTGATGTATCTTCACCCTCTACTACAGTTGAGTCATATTCGCAATCACTAAAATTCGTATTATCCCCAAGTTCCCCAAATCCATTAGTGATAAGGTTTTCGTTCCTCATCCTAGTCTTTTCATAAGATTCTTCCAACTCCTCCTTGGTAGCACTTTCAGTCTCTAGTGTCTCAATCTTGCCATTAGCAGTATTCAAATCTGTTTGAGATGCTTTTGTATTAACCGTAGATACAAGAGAATTGAAAGCAGATTGACTTGCTTTAGTACCAACTTCAGTAGTGAGAGTATTTACATCAGCCTGGCTTGCTTTGCTTGCCACACTAGAAGCCAAAGAATCTACTTGAGATTGTTCAGCCTTTCCTGCCAATGTTTCATTAATAGTAGTAATATCAGAAGCATCAGCTTTATCTGCTATCTGAGTTTCCATATCTTCTCTGGCTTGGGTTAGTTCTTCCTTGGTGGCTTTCTGATCTGAAGCTTTCCATATATTATCCTGATTCCCCTTGAGAAAATCAATTCTCTTAGTATTCAGTTTCTTTTCGCCTTTGAGATACTCTAGCATAGTAACTGGTTTCTTAATATCTATCATTGTGCTGAAGCCTCTGAGATATTTCGAGCCAATGTAATAGAGTTCTGAAGCTCATTTGTGAGTAAGGTAATAAGAGCTGGGTCCTCTTTCGCAGCTGCAACAAAGGCAGGGATTGTGATATTCTCCTCTATGTTTCTTACCCTTTCAACTAACGGGGATTCATAACCCTGGTAAGTGATAGACTGCTCATTAGCTTCTACAAAATCGCTTTCAGAGAAAAAGGCATAAACCTTGATATACAAGATATTACCTACATCAACCCCTGGTAAGATATCAAAAGGAATTTTTGTTCGAGAAGCTGTAAAATCCTCAGTTAGTAGCTCAACAACAGTAGCAGAAGTGCCAGTACCTTCTTTCTTGGAAATTACTGCACGCCAAAAGCGAGGAGCTATACCAGCAGGAGAAATGGAGGCGTCAATACTAAGATATCCTGGTATTTCTCGAGCACGGGCTGAGATTACTACATTGTCTGTGTTGATGGCCATAATAGCCTGGATTGCTTCGATAGCTGATTGCATTGATGCTATAATAGAAGCTAGGTTAGTTGTGGTATCTCCATCAGTGTAATCAATGTTGGCAGCATCGCCTAAATCAGATATGCTGGAAGAAAGGGCACTGATAGCATCTTCAACAGAAGAATTATCAGGCATTTCTATTTGATTAGCTTGGTGTTTGTACCCTTCACCAGTAGTGTGATTGGCTTGATTTGTTTCATTATTATCTACAGCAGTCTTGATATTATCAAGATTGGTATTCATAGTAGGACCCCATCCGTTTGAGCCTACAGCAGGTTTTGTTATTGTTAGTGGCATTTTTCCTCCTTAGAAGCCATAATTCTCGCCATAGCTATTGCCATAGCCATAAACATTTGCTAAATCTATTGGTGAATAGTTTTCATATAGAGCTATAAAACTATATTTTACTTCTTCATCGATAAAACGACTATCATCTGGAGAAGGTGGTAAAGTATCTACAGTTACTGAAAACTGAACAATTTCTTCATTCCTTTCAAATTCTATAAAGAATATAGCACCTTCCAGTCCGTTACCTGCTGGGGAGTTAAGTCTATTGTACAATGTTTTCCATTCAGCAGGTGAAACTATGGAAGTTACCTCAAAAACATCTTCATGATAGGGGTATTTCTTGATTCTGATAGTTGGATTTATAGCTGAAACTCTATCTATTTTATACTTGAGTTTAGGTTTATATTCGATTTTAGACTCGAATTGATCTATTGAAAATACACCATCTATAACACTGATTATCTTAAGCATATAACCTCCATGCTTTGATTTTATACTCCTTCTTAATAGGATTGGGGGTGATCTCTACTACTTTCGAGCTTTCACCATCGAAAAGAAGTGTATCAAACAAACTAATTTCATAATCTCCTGCTAGTACTATATCTAAAAGCATTGTCTGTGAGATATCCTGAGAATGAAATTCAGATACTACTTCTGCTAAAGCCCTGGTATCACCCATTAAAGTATTAAGACTATTCTCATGCAACTTCTCAGGGAAGATATGAGATTCTTCCATTTCTACAATATCATCGGAAGAAACGTTTATTGTGTTTCCAGTGCTTGTTTTTGGAGTGAGTATTAAAGTTCCTTCGTTATCACACCACAAAGCCATTCTCTTAACCATCATAACCTGTTTCAAGACATCCTTTTGCACTAGAACAGCTTGGTCTTCATAAGGAGAAAACCCACTGTTAAGCCTATATGTTGTAGATACAGGACCACTATAATAAACTTCTATTGGCACTGGAGAATTAAGGAATCCATAATCTAGTTGTCCATAAGCAACCGAATGAGAATAGCTTTTAGAGCCTATAGTTAAGTTATCATTCGCAGGTATAACACTGCCCTGGTAGTACTGAGGATACTTAATAGAGAACTTTTCTTTAACCTTGTATTCCCAGTCAGAGCTTCCATCAGCATCAATATACTCATCTACAGCCAGACTTTCAACAGGTGCTAAACATAGATTATTGAACACTTCCCAGACCTTACCAAAGAAATGACATCCTTGTACTTTCCCACCACTAGTCTTGCCCTTAGGCCGATAAGCTAAATATATTAACTTAAGCCCGTTATAATTTCTAAAGTATATGCTTTGAGTCAAGAAGTCTAAGTCTCCTTGAGTTGCATTCTTGATATCTAATACCCTATCTACTATACCAGTGAAATCACAAGTATATATCACTTTGTTTGTGGCTGTTATCCTAGTTGATGGTGTTTGAATATCGCTTGATAAGCCTATATTTAGGCCTAGTCTTAATCTGATATCATCATTATACATCCAAAAAATATCAGATATAGTATAATAGTAAGGCCAGTACCTTCTTTTTAAATCGGAATATATGTAATAAAGCTTGAGCATATCATAAGAGGTAACCTCAAGTTTAGAGTTAGCTTTATTGCGTGAAACACCTGCCAAATCTATCAATCCTGTGAATTTTAAGCTATCATCAATATAGAATCGTATCTTGTATATTGATATACCTCTATCAAGAGCCTGACCAGGTGCAAGTAAAGCACTTTCAATCCATTCATCAGCTATAAAAGTAAGTTTTAGTCGCATAGGCTCCATAGCAAAATAGCTTACTGATGCCATTTTCTTAGCAGAGAAAGCAAAATCAACCAAGCTTGTACTTTCTGTAGTAGTATAAGCTATATTACCTGATATCCAATGAATGAATTCAACCTTACATCTCATCTTGTAACGCTCCTTATCATATCCCCTTTTTCCGATTTTTCAGAAAAGATCTCATCATCTCCATATTCTAAAACTTCATTAGCTGATATCTTGTTAATTACAGTCATTTTCTTATCTCTTAACTCTTGTCTAAGAAGCTTAACCTCTGATATTAGAGAATCTATCATACTGTTACTATTAGAAGAAACCTGACCACCAGTAGCATAAGCAAAGCTAGGGGCTGAGACTGGAGCAGGTATGTTGGGCATTGATAATCCTGAGAAAGAACGTTTGATCATTTCTAAAGGTGCATTATTAATGAAGTCCATGAAGTTAACACCCAGCTCTTTCACTCTTTGCTTTCGAGTAATATATTCATCTCCTTCAGCTTCTATCAAGATGCCACCATTAGAATGAGAAGGTCCAGCTAGAAGGCCTGTAAGACCTCCCTTTTCAGCTTTACTGTATTTAGTTGCCTCGATTCTTTTAACATTTGCCAAACCTGAAACTATAGCGGCCGCTGATGCAGCAGTACCAAGAGCAGGACCAACTATTGGAATACCAGCTAAAGCCTTAAAAGCAGAAACAGCAGAAGCATAAGTATCTACAAGAGCTTGTGCTTGTGCCATTCTTTTCCAAGCCATAAAACCATCTTTCCCAAACCCTTCAGCTACAGTTGCCATATTACCAAAGAAGCCTGAAGCAAGCTCTAATTGTCTTTGATTCTTTTCTTCTTCAATCTTAACAAGAGCATCTGCTCTTAGCTGAGCAATTCGTTCTTCTTCCATACCAGACTCTATTAGTGCATTATGCTTTTTATCGAAGAAGTCATTGACTGCTTGCATCTGAGCATCATAGGGCCAAACATCATCTTGATATCTCTTTTCAGCACTTTCGATAGTAGCCTGGTTAATTATGGCGAGATATTTTTCATATTCTGCAGAACCTTCAGCATAATGTTTCTTGAGCTCCTGAAGGAGGTTATTTCTCTCCTCAATCTCTCTATCTACACTATCTTTATTCAGGCTGGCCACCTTAGAAGTGAATGCTCCTTTCTCTTGGATTAGCTTCATATTAGCAGATTTTTCTATCTGAAGAAGTTCATCTTTAGCTTTCTGATATTCAGTGCTTTCTTCGCCGTAAGCCTCTGCAACCTTGGCGAGATATTGATCAAAATCATTTCTCATCTGCTCCATACTTACAGTGCTTAGTTGAGATATGTCTGCGTAATACTGGACTAGAGACATCTTTTCTTCATTCAAATTTTGCTTATTCTGATTAATAGAAGCAACCTCAAGAGCCTTCTCTTTATCAGCTAATTGCTTTCTTAGTTCTAATATATGAGAATATACCTCTTTCTTTCTCTCAATATTATCTTCGTCTAATTCACCAATAGCATCATATTCTTTCTGTGCTTCATCTAAGTTTTGCTTTATTAGGCCAACTTCATCAAGTGTAGCTGTTTCATCAGCTTTCTTTTTCCATTCATAAAAGCTTTCCTGGGCCTCTTTCTTGTTCTGATAGTGAGACTTTATCTCATTCTCGATATCTTGATTATTAGCAATTAAGGCATCTTTTTCAGCTATCAATCTTCTTATCTCTGCATTTTTAGAAGGAATAAAGCTGTCCTGAGAAGGGTCGTCTTTCATTCTTTGACGTTCTTCTTGAGCTTCTTCGATGAGCTTCTCTAGCTTAGCTATTTCATCTAGATTCTTAGCCTTGCTAGCTTTCAATGCGTTCTCATTAAAGGCTTTTACTTCTTCATTATAGTCTTTTAATTCGTCAGTACCTTCAGCTAATTTACTGTTAAGATCAGACTGTTTATCAGACATATCTTTACTGCTCATAGCCCAGACACCAATACCGATTGAAGCAGCAGTAGCTAAGCCAACCCAATTACCCATAAGAGCTGCACCTACAGCTTGTGCCGTGTTCAAAGCCACCTGTTGAACTTTAAGATATACTATCCACCCTGCAATAGCACTTATACCAGCAATCACGCCTTTTGTTAGTCGTGGGTAGTCATTCATGAAGGTTACTACTTTATTGAGAGCTGATACCAAAGGCAAAAGCACACCCTTAATCATATCTCCAAGCTTTTCTTTAAGATCGCCCACTTGATTAGAGAACTGCTCCATAGCCCCAGCACCAGTTTTTGTCTTGTCTTGTGCCATCTGGAAACCATTAGCCATTGCTTCTTGCAATATAGCCATCTTTTCAGTTTCGTCTTTAGCTGTTTTCAATGCAGGTATATATCTCTGGAGCTGATTAAAATCTCCTTCATAAGCTAAGGCTATGCCCTTCATAGCAGTCTCTTGAGAAAGACCTGCCTTAGCATAAGCTTCAGCCAAACCAATAGAACCACGGAGAGCTTCTTCTCTCTTATCTTCTACTATTCCCATATTAGTAGCAAGTGTGAGAAGACCAAGTGACTGCTCATCTCCAACAGTTGTTACCTTCTGGATAGCTGAAGCATAGGCTTTTAATCTAGAAATTTCTTGTAGAGTAGCTTGCCCTTTTACCTCTAATGCAGACACTAAAGATTGTTCTGCTAGTTCTTGCTCATTGGATAGTCCTAACAGCTCACCCACTGCACCTGATGCCACTTGATAAGCTCTAGTAACAGCATCAACAGCTAGACCAAGCTTCGCAACTTGGCCTACAATATCACCTGCATTAGAATCAAAGATCACTTCCTTATTATCAGGAACTTCATCAATAGCACTCTCAACTTCATCAGCACCAGAGACTGCACCAGAAGTATCAGCATCAATAGTGATAGTTTCTGAAGTAACCCCAAATAACTCGTTAAGCTTAACATTAACAGCATTAAGGCCTTTCATTACCTCCTGCAGATCTAATTTGATTTGCATTTCAAGCTTACTTGCCACCATTCCTCCTCATTGATGCTAACTCCATTTCTTGCACTTCGATACAGAACCTAAGATACATCTCACTTAAAGACATATCTGCAAAATCTATCGAGTTAAGTCCTATCTTACGAAGTGCCATTTCTAATCTTTCTAGCGAGTACTTCTTGCTTCTTTGTTTTGAGCCTGTGATATGGAATTCGCTAGCAATGGACTCAATTTCAGCCAGCTCTTTTTGATAGTGATAAAAAAATTTGTGATTGCCTCCACTCCTTCAAGTGTCTCTACTTCTTCAATAGTTTTCCCTGTAAGTGTTTCAATCACTTCGATATCTGTCTCAGCTTCTTCTAATATACTTAAGAATTCCACAGGACTAATTTCAGATCCTTTCTTGCCAACCCTAGCAAGAGCATCCTTAACTTTTGGATTCTTAACAATAGTACTTAAAACCTTTCTAGTTGTAGTATAAGGTATCATTATAACCTTCCTTTTTCCATAATTTCTGATAATTCAATAGCTCTCTGGCCTACTTGCTTTGCCCAATTGCTATCTAGCATTTCGGCAGCTGCTTCCTTAAATAATCCTTTGGCGAGATTTTTTCGCATCTTCTTAAATCCATGAAAACCACCCATACCAAGATTATATGCCATATTGATACATACTATTTGACGTGCAGGTGAAAGACACTCAAACCATTCATATCTGGAAGCTAGAAGTGGCATAGTAATAGCCACATCATGGTCTAACATCATTTGTGCTTCTAAAGGTGTGATTCCCCTATCCTCTAGATTCCTTCCATATCCAATTGATAGTTTTCCAGAAGTGCATCTATAAGGCTTTAGCTCTAATCCTTCATGCTTTTTAAGTAGCTCAACACAAGTATGCTTAACATACTCATTTTTATCTTGTGGGTACCATTTTCCTACCATAATAGCTCCTTGTTATGGAGCAGGCTTTCACCTGCTCCTGTATACTTACGCCTTTTTGATTATTGTATCAATATTGCCCAGAATAAAGCCAAGCAATGCTTCTTTGAATTCTTTGAATTTTGCTACAAAAGCATCATCAATCTGATTTTCAGTTCTCTTTGCAAGTTCTTCTAAACCTGCGATGATTGCATCGATAATCGGTTCAGCTAAAGCTCTAAGAGCTTGTTTTAAAAACAATTTCCACATATTTCCTCCTATTTTATTTCCAGTAAAACAACCCCTATAGTAGTGTGGTGACATCTAATGATTCAGTTGTTTTACCTTTACTTTTCCTTTTTTCTTATATTCAGTGAATCTTTCCATTGCACCTGCCAGAGCATCAGGGCCATCATTATATCCCTGAGGATATGAGCATAGTTGAGAAGTTAAAACATTGATATAAGGATTTCTACAGAATAGCAGCTTGCCATATTCTATAACAGTGTCTAGATTCTCAATTCTGGCATTCTTGTTTTGCTTGTTATTGATCCGTTTAATTAAGTGAGAAATGATAGGATATCCATTTTGTTTGCAGTAGTTATCCATATCTGAAAGGTGCTTTTTCTGGCCATAAACAGTCTCAAATGCAGACTTACACCCTTTCTTTCTGTACCGAAAAAACATCTCGATAAATATCTGATAAAACTGAGGATTTGAGCATTGTTCAGCCCAAAAATCTACTAGATAAAATCTATCATCTTTAGCCAAACCAACTACAGCAATGGCCTTAAAGCAACCCTTCTCACCCCAAGAAGGGTCAGCATAAAGCCACATCTTGACAAATTTCTTTGGTAAGACTTCCCAGTATTTAAACCAGTCGTATTTGAAGTAATTACCCTCTATTATTGGCTGTCCTCTCATCTCTCTGAGATAGCTCACATATCCCATGTCTTCTCTGATTTTAGCTAAAGTATCATTAGAATATTGTTCAGGCCATCTACTATTACCATTCTTGTCTTCGATATCAAAACGAAGAAAAACCCTATTTCCTTTTACGATATGGCCAGACTTCTTTTGAGGATCTAGCTCAAAGGCTAATACAGAAATTGCATAATTAGGATGTACTTCATTACCAAGCACAATCACACGTCCACCAGACGGAGCCAAAGCACCTATACCATCGCCTTTTATTTGGTCTGCTCTCTTTTTGCCTATTGACTGATTGCCAATGTTTTGAGAGCTATCAATATCATCATAGACTATGATATCAGGTCTTTTAGCAGTTCTTGGATTTATAGAGCCACGACAATCTTGTCTAATAGACTTAGTTTCGATTAAGCTGTTATCAGCCAAATAGAAGCTTGAGAAATCATCACCATTTGGTTTGCATCTTGGAAAATCCTCTATAATTCTTGGATTAGCAGAAAGCTCATTATGAATCCAAGAGCTTCTTTTCTCTGCCTTTTTCTCATCTGAAGCTACTTGAATATTATACTGATCACCCTGGGTAGTAAGTCTCCATATCACATAAGCAATGCCCATTTCGGCTGTCTTTCCTAACCCACGATAACCAGTATTCACCACCATACCACGACAAGATTTTTGAGCGTATTCAAACATTTCTCTATGATCTTGATTAAACTTCAGTGTAAAGATATGCTCAAGATAGAGATAGCAGAATGATGAGAATCCCTTCCAGTTAGACTGGGATACTGAAGCTATTCTCTTTGCTTTCTCAGCTGGACTATTGTTTTCGAATGGCTTAGAACGAGGTATTCTACTAGCAACTTCATCTAATTTTTTAAGCTGTATCTTAGTAAATTTAGCCATTATTTCTTGTTCTTAAATATTCTGCTAATCCATGAAGATTGGCCTGAAAGAGCTCTCTTTCCTGGTCCATTCCTTGCTGAATGAAGTAATCAACTACTTGCTCGCAAAACATTAAAATATAGTTATTTAGTTCTTTGGCTGGACTTAGCTGTTTCTGGAAGTGTTTAATGAGGAAAACCAGGCTTTGCTTTTCTTTATCTGTAGGATTTTCTGTATAGTCCTCAAAAGCTTTAATAGAGGCCTCCATCATCACCTTATCAAGCTTTTGCTTTAATTGAGCTTCAGTTACTTCTGCATCTACCCAGTTGTCCTCACGTCTCCACTTCTCAATAGTCCTAGGAGAAACTCTATACATAGATGCTATTACAGATAGATCTTTCTCACCATCTCTCCACATACTATGAGCTTGTTCCTTGATTAGCTTGTAGTTTCTCTTTTCCCTAGGCATCTCAACCCACCTTGACAATAGTAGAAATGATAGTCCCTAGCAAAGCTAGTGTTAACCAGTTGTTCAAATTCATTTTAGCCTTAAGACTCTTAATGCTTTCCTCCATTCTTACCATTTTAGCTTTTAGACCTTCTGTGCCATTTCCATTTATAGCAGATTCTAAGTTATCCAATCTTTTCTCCTGTTTGCATTCTTCCATATAACCCTCTCTTTGTTTTGGGCTTTGCCACCCCCATGACAAAGCCCGTAATTATCTATGCTTCAGGACAAGGCACAGGTACTATTCTATTCTTAGTATGCCCTGAAAACTCTGTTTTTACAGTAACATTCCAGAAACCATCAGCTTCACCCTTCCAATCTATTGCCCATTTGTGCTTATTGAAAACTAGGACTTTATCCTGGTCATCAGAAACAATAGCAATAGACATGATTGTTTTAGGCATTACAGATTCCAACCAACCTTTTTGTTCAGCAGATAAGCCAGTGATATTAAGACTTACTACAGTTGTTCTCTTACCCTGCCTACTGGTGTGATAGGTTTTCTTAACCTCAGCAGTAGAAGTTATGGAAAATGGAGTCTCTTGGAACTCTCCAAGTTCCTCATACTTAGCAATCTCTGTAGCTAAGGCTGTCTGGTCTGCAAAGGCTGTTTTAATTGCAGCCTCATCAGTATATTCACCTTCAGCAATATGGACACTTCCTCCATCCATGCCATCCATTAGCTCCTCAAAGACTAAATCAACTCCTGCAGGAAGTGTAGGTTTTGTAATAGCAGTCATGGCCTACCTCCTTAAGATGTTACCATTTTATATGTTTTCACAAACTCATTAACATAAGTAATACCAGGTCTTATTCTGATATACCAATGATATTTCCAGTCTGCACCATGATGTTCTACCTTTAATTCAGCATCGGTGCGATAGCCAACAATGATAAATTTAGGAAGACCAGCGACAATATGATCATCATCTATAAGACGTGCTTTTACAGGAATACCAGCAAAAGAAACTTTACCATGTTCTATTAATAGTTTATCTCCCAAGTTGGTGGATCTTTGACTTAGTTCACTTCTCAATTTAATTAAGTTGCGATGAGAGATGTAAATTTTAAAATTTTCCTGTTCCTCTAACATATCGTCAGAGAAACCAAGAAGAACTTGCTCAAATCTATCTACCCAGTCTGCATAAGTAGTGATATTTAAATCATCTACATGTCCAGCAGTAGTAGCTAATTTGACTATACCATCAAGAGCTTTAAGTTTAGCAGTGGCAGAAGCTCTATCTCCCTTAAAAAGTAATGACCTGATCGCCTTTTCAGCTTTCTTTGCAATATGCTGCTCTACATAAGCACCAAAGGCATCTTCACCATATTTGTCTTTGTAAAATTCAACAACATCTCTTCCCAAAGAAAACTCAGCATTTAAGATTCCTGTTGGGCATGATATGTCCGCACTAGCTACATCTTGTGCTGAAACAGCTCCATCTAGAGAATTCTTAAATACTAAGTCTTGAACCAAACCTACATCTATCTTCTCATCTTTAATGAGAGGAACAACAGTGATATCAGAAAGTGTATCACCAGCCCTACTTTCGATTACTTCATCAATAAACAATGATGTGGTATTAGGTGTTAAAATATTCATTGTTTTTCCACCATCAACAGCAGATATTCCCTTATATATTTCTTTGTGGGTTCCTTTCACAAGAACCTTTTCACCATTAATTACAACTTCTGTATTTTCCAACTTCCCTCCTTCGTCCTTGATACTCACTGAAACAGCCTTGTTCAAGGATTCCATTGCTTTTTCTAATGACTTAACTACTTCTGTTACACCTTCACTTTCTGGAGCTTTCTCATCGGCTTTTAGGCTCTCCAATTGCTGAGTTAATGTAGCTATAGAATCAGCTAAATCTTTGTTATCTTTTGCATCTTCTTGAGCTTTCTGCATCTTCTTCAATACTTCATCCATACTCTTAATAAGCTCAGAATTATCTCCCAAATCAACTGCTTCACCTGCTAAAGAAGCTCCATTAAATTGACCTTTCTTAACCTTCTTCCAATACTCACTTTCAAGATTTTCGCACTTGATTACCTGGACCCATGAACCTATTTTTGTATCAGGAAAGTGCTCTTTGTCTTCAGTCTTTAGAATATAGTTCTCAGCTATGAAAAAATCATCTAAAGGCTTCTCATTGTGATTGATATCATTCTTGCGAAGCATACCTTTCTTCGCGAAATTTTCACATGCTTTTTGAATTTCTTCTTTGTTTCCCCAGTCATCTTGAGTATCTTTCACACTAGGTTCCATGACTGTAATATAGAGATAACCCCTATCACCAGCTTCTTCAGATTTGAATTTAGCTGTTCCTCCTTTAACTACACGGTTCTTGCCATCAGTGCTCTTATAAATAGCACCTTTTCGATTTGCTGGTTTCATATCATCAAAAAGAAGAGATATAAGATCTACATCAATATCTCTTAGCTCTCCCTTTCTGAGTTTCTTCCTGAACCACTTCATATTAGCTCCTTATTTAGCTATTTGCCTGCTTGAGCATCTTCATATCATCAGACTCAAACAAATCTGTTAAATTTCCAAAATTCCAATCATCTAGGCTAACATCCCAACCAAACTCATCTCTGAAATTTCGGTTTAAAATCTCGCCTACTTCTCTCTGAATTGGCTTAATTACTAAGTTATAAAATAATATCATATCTGAGTTGTTATCTCCACCAAGCTGACCTGCTGTTGCTTGAGCAACTATACGCTTAGGTACTCTGTGGTAAGCAAACATTTCATTTCTTATATCTTCTTTAAGTTTCTGAAATTCACCATCCCGTAAGGCTTGTCTCATAGGAATAAGCTGTATATTCACTCCAGGTTCATCAGATTCAATCACTATGGTGGAATGCCCTCCCTTGCTACCCGAAGCCTTGCGAAGTGCTTCTTCTAACAAAGAGTAACCTTCCTCTCCTTCTTCTAATTCTTCAGATTCATTAAGGGTCCCTCCATTAACTACTATGATGTAATCAATCAAAAGACCTGACTTAAAATTGTTATAATCAAATTGTTTAATCTCTTTAAGTGTCTCAATCCCTTGAGCTACTGGTAGTGAAGAAAGACCCCATACATTGCTTTTGTAAGTAGGTTTCGCAAGATGTATTACATCAGTGTTAAGATATGGCTGTGCTTTTCCGCTCTTGTATTGTACATAATTAGGCTTAAGAAATCCACTGTCATCATAGTTTTCTTTTAAAGCAATTTCTTGAGGAAGCAAAGACTCTAGCCCAACCCATTGACCAACCTTGTTACGTATTTTAAGAACAAAACCATTACCACAAGCCTGATAATGATGTACCATTGACCTGATTATTCTGATAATATTGCCTTGATTTTGGCTTTCTTTCATCCAATTGTTTACTAGTTTGTTCTTGCATACTACATCCATTACACTACCATCAGCAATAGCAGCTACACATCCAGAATGATACCCATCAACATCAAGCAAAGCTAATAACTTACCCATACGGGCTGGTGGCATTATAGCTCTTGCTTCAAGCACCTTGTGTAAATCTGCTTTATCTGATTTTGAGATGCTTCTTATTACAGGCTTATATTCGCTTGTAAATTCTTCAGCTTGGGTATAATCCTTCAATAGCTCAGAACTGCTAATAATAGCTACATTATGCTTTCCTATTGTTCTAATCTTCATATAGAACCCCTTGCCTTAAGATCTAATCTTCCAATCATTAACTCTCTACCACCATCAGCTTGTCCTGGGTAAGTATCATAACCTTCAAATATCATTCTATCAGCCATAATCACTTTGGCGAGGTTATCCAATTTCACTTTTAAGATTGTTTCCATGCTGTCAGCTTCATTGCCAGGCTCCCATATATCCCCCTGTTTGGCGTAATCGGTTACATCTTCAAGGATGAATAAAGAAAATTTGAGATACCCTTTACAGCCTCTGGAGTCCATCTTTTCACTTGGTTCAAAACCTTTATATTGGTATGTTGCACTTGGGTAGCTTGTGGGGATTGCAGTTGTTTTTAAATATACTTGTCCCTCTGAAATAGACCCTAAAGAGTTTAATAATTTGCTTTTGATTTGGTTGTATGTCATTATATCTCCACACTATTGAGTTGTTTTTCTATCCATGTCTTTCCTTTTTCAATAACTTGAGCAGGAATGTTTCTTTCAGGAATACCAACTTTGCTATGCTTACGTGATATCATAAAAGCCATTTGCTTAGCTTTCATCTTGTTGTCATTCTTGTCATACCAGACAATTTGTCGCTTACGTATCCACTCAATAAGAGGTTCAATAGGAGTCCAGGAAGGAACCTTTCCACCCAAAACATATTGTGCATGCTCCACATTACTACCTAGCTTCAAACCTAAATAGTTGCCCTCCTGGACTACCTCATGATCCATATTTCTGACAAAATCCCCACTAGCCCATATATGCTGCTGCCTAGCTTCTTTCTTCATCTGACCCTGGAGAACCACTCCAATTTTGTCTAGTCTAAGCATATAAGCCTGGGTAACGAAATCTAACATTTTCTTAGCTGTGAAGCTAGTATCATTAGACATCTTCAATATCTCCTATTATGCTAACCCTATACTTGGATTTCTTCTTAGCTGACACCATCCTTAACCTTTCCAAACCCTCAGCATTTAAGAAGACCTTAATGCCTGATAAAGCCATTTCTTCAAGACTATTACGGTATTTAGTAAGTTCATCATGCTTTAATATCTCTGTTGAGTTTTCTTCTATACCTGTCTTAACAACAAAACCCTTTCCAATTGAGTTTAAATTCATAAGTGGCATTGCCTGAACATAAGTGAACAATCCTCCAGCTACTTCGCCTGAAGTAACTTGACCAGGTGTAAAATCACCTTCACCAGTTGTAAGCTTAAGCCAAAAATCAGACTTAACATACTTCTGAAGTCTCTCCAAAGCTACTGTATGTTGCTCAGACCAAATTGAATTAGCCTGCATACTAGCTGGAAGATTGTTAACACTTAGCACCCTTTCCACACTCATCGGAAACACACCCGACATAGAATTACCTCTCTTTTATATTCATTCTATATCCAATATGCACATTCCTAAGATAATGTCAAACACGCTAGTACACTCTTGGCACAGATGGCACAGTATATTTTTTAAGCATAAAAAAACCTACCCGGTGAGGGGTAGGTTGCCATTTATCTTAATACTCAAGTATAGTTAAGATTCTTTATCCACACAGAAATCTATATGTTTGACTGCTGGGCTTATATACGACATTACAGTCTTGTTGTTAAAGTTGGTGACAGCAAAATCACCCTTAGTGATTAAATCCATACCAATCAATACACCCACAGAATCATCCTCTGAAAGCTTTTCGCACTCAGTAACCTCAAGCCATGTCTTGATATCTGGCTCTTTAACTATGAGCTCAATATAATACTTATTCACAACTTTACTAGAATGGACTCCATTTACTTTAGCAACTCCTACAGCTTTTAAGTTAAGCTTTTTTACCATACTTGAAGTAATCGCTGTATTGGTAGCACCAGTATCCCATATTGCTAGAGTACCTTCATATTTCTGCGAAAAGGGGTTTAAGACTATCACTCCAGAGTATAGAGTCTTAACAATCCTTTTGTAATCAATAGTTAGTTTATTAACCTTTTCCATTAAGCAAAAACTACCCTAGAGAAAAAATGTTGAGTATAGTTTTCCTCTCCTGCCCCACATTTTTGTACCAAAAAAGTACCAAGCTCATAGTTTTTTGAGCCCCACTCCATAGCCTCTTGGATATTATCAAAAGCTTTTACACTATCTCCCTTGATTACAAGATACTTGCCATTATACTTTTCAACAAGCTCTTCTTGGTGTTTAACATAATAGTTAAACTCTTTTATAAGAGGTTTCCTAATTGTGTTTCCCATAATCAACTCCTTTAATTTTACTCATCTTTACACATAATCTAATCACTCTATCTTATTTGTCAATATATATTTATACTTATTTAATACAAACACTCACTATTTCAAAATCTTTAAGCAAGTTCATTGAACTTAGAAGCTTCGTTAGGCTCAAAATCATAATCATTCTCTTCATTTGCATCTAATTTTGAATATATCTCTGCTTTTATACTTTCAACCATCTTATTTATTATTATCAAGAACATATCATTTATTATATACTCAAATTCTTCTTGCTCTCTTGGTACGTTAAATTTTAAAGATTTTAGTATCTCGTCTTTATTATCTTTTTTATTATCAATGAGATCCTCGAATTGAGGTAAAGAAATATAATTATTCATTTGGATATTTTTGTTGTTGTTGTCTCTCAAATAAATATGAATTTTATCAGCTAATACCTCTTTAACAAACCTATAACCTATCCGTTCAATAACTTTTCCAAAGACTGGGGTACCTCCCATAAAGATTTCATTATAATAATCATCATTTAATATATCCTTTACCATGCTATTTGTATTTTTCAATATTTTGGAAAAAATATCATCAAACCATATAGTAAGTGCTGTTGATTTCATTATTCTATCAATAATATCATTGTATAAATTCTTTTCTTCTTCAAACTGTTTAAACTTATTAATAATATTAATAGTTTTACTAATATCAGTAGTTATCATATTTTTATAATGTAACATTTCATCTCCTCTTGTTTTTGTATTTTGTAGTTTTTTTATCAACCTTCAACAGAAAGCCTTCCATATAAATATGCTTTGATTATTTCATCAAAAAAATCATCTAAGTATTCTTCGAGCTTGTTATTCTCATCATTGCTATTTCTAATTACAGAAGGTAGTTTTAATATCATAGAGTAATCTAGAGCTTTCATTTTAACAACTAAATTATTAACACTGCAAGTAATAACACTACTATTTTCAACACTTAGTTTTAATATTTTCCCTTTAAAAGGAGTACATCCATCAGAATTTGAGCTCATATTTTTTAAATCAATAACCAGTTGTTTTAACTTCCCAGTAATGTCGTCTTCTCTTTTCAAATAAGTAACAAATCTTTCATGAAATGACTGCTCGAGGAAAGATTCTATAACGCTGTAGTCTTTTGCTCTTCTGTTTGTAATTTCCTCTTTTACATTAACCATAACATCTCCTTTGTATTTTGTAGTTTATTTTCCACACTTCTTAAATAAAGTGCATTATAATCTTATATATAATATTCCCTAAAATTGCCGTTAAAAAGCCTAAAACGAAACATAAAACACCCATTAGGCTAACTGGATACTTTCCACAAGAAGTACAAACCTTACTCCCTTTAGGTAACTTAGTCCCACAAAACTTACATATAATCATTTTAGATGCCATAACCACCCCCTTTTCTATTTGCTGCCTAACAGTTTTCCCTGCAACCCAATGATTTCTCTAAACCTTTCTTTTATCTCATCATTAAGCTCTTGATTTTCTTCCCTAAGTTTAGAGTTGCGTTCACGTAACCGCACTAGCTCCTCCTGGGCCTTTTTTAATTCTTCCTCTAGTTGCTTGCGGTATGTGTCGCTTACTTCTTCTTTCTTTGTAGCGTACTCCTTTACCTTGTGTGTTTTTAGCTCTCCCACGAACATTTCGCCCTCTCCAGAAATCAGCCAAGAAGGGTTAATATTGAGTAATTGTACTATTTTTGATATAAATGAATAGCCAGGCTCAATTAATCCTTTTTCATATTTACTATAGTTAGATTGACTAACTTTAGTTAAATCAGCTAGTTCTTTTTGAGTTATTTTTAACTTTTTTCTAAGTTCTAACAACCTATTACCTAGAGAGTTACACACTTTTACATCCTTATTTAAGTTATTTTTGAATATTTTCTATTGACATATATTCTTATTTAACTAACTTTGTATTATACATATACACTAAAACATAAAATAAAGTTTTAGTCAAGAAAATAAATTAAAGGAGTTAAATATGACTACTTACAAAATAGGAAGCAAGGTTAAGTTGATTAACCCATACAATGGTTATCGTCATGGCGAAATACAAGAAATACTAGATTATACATTTCTAATCAAATTAGATAATGGACTTACATTAACCTGCTATGAAGACGAGTTTGAAGTTTTAGACTAGGAGGCCTAATGCAAAAATGTACTAAATCAGAAATAAAATTAGCCATGAAGGCAAATAACATATCAGTAGAAACTCTTCGTAACTACATCATAAAACAAACTAAAGAAGCAATATCAACATCTTATGTCTATCATCTTATCAATGGAATTAGGCAATCTGAAAAAATCGAAAACATCATCTGGGGCTTATTGGGTTCATGGATAGAACATAACAGGGAACATTCTGCTCCAGTCATAAAGCTACCAGACTATCTCTACGACCCAGCAACAACACATAAATCATAATTGGAGATAAAGATGTTTTATAATTCTAATACTGAACATGAACAGGAAAAAAAGTGCAAATTTCTTCAAAATCATAATATTGATGAAATGCTTTTCCTGCAAGACCTATGTTTAAAAATGGAAAGCAAGTGTAATGTTCCATACATTCCTTCACAGCTTTTTGCATCTGGAGAGAACTCTTTAAATGCCAGTAGATTGATAACAACATTGAGAAGTTCTTCGGATATTTGTATTTGCTCATTGCTGTATCAAAACCAGCAGGAAAGCAAAGCTTCTCAACCTCATCAATACGGCCAAGATAGTAATTCAGAAAATAACGATAGCCTTTTTCCTCATAATACCTTGAGAACTTGTCAAAATCCTGATGATCTTCAGCCTTTCTCTCAATCTCTCGAATTAGCTCTTCAGTATGTTGAATATCATGTCCTAAATAGTTCCAATGTGTGTCCATTATTCCTCCACTTAATTTCTAATAATAATCTTATATCATGGTCACCAAAACTTACTAATTTAGTCAAGAAAAGAAATATCACACATACCTGTAATCTCACAGCAGATAGAAAATCATAACATTAAATAAATAGATCTTTTTAGCCTCATAGAGTGATTATTTGTGTAAATGTCGAACGGTGGGCATTTGTCCGCCAAATTAAAATACAACACATAACTCCCCCAATTCCCCTCTACGGAGGGGTGGCATCGTAGATGACGGGGTGGTAAAATACTAAAACACAAATAAAAGGAAAACAATATGAAACACACCAAAAAACTAGAGCCCTTAACATTTATCTATCCTAATAGCTGTCCAACGGAAATTAACTTTTATCAAATCAACCAGGATATCTATATAAGCACAGAAGATTTAGTACCTGCCCTAGATTCAACTCAACTACTTACCTGTTCTTTATTAGCCCTGAAGAAAGAGTTTTTAAAACCCTATCTGATTGAATACCACACCCCATCAGGTGGTATCCACTTCTTTCTTGATGTATTTGGCTTAGTGTCCTTTGTAGCACTACTATCCGAACTAGACTCTTATGATAATAAAAGACTATTTTGTTTGAGAGATGCAATCATTCTTCACTCAGCAAACCTATCACAACCAATCTTAAGAGAGGTGGCTAATGGCTAGAACAAGAGAAGAAATCCTATTAGAAACCATAAGGCTTAATAAGCTCAATGTAGATAAACTCAAGAGATTAGTCGCAATCCACCAAAGAAACCTAAATGAAGCAGAAGCAATGCTTAAGAGATTGAATGAAGAAAAGGAGATATCAACTAATGAATAAAGAAATTGATAAAATTAGAAAACTATTAAAACTTAGTGAGTCTCCTAATATTCATGAAGCTCAAAAAGCAATGGCAAAAGCTCAAGAGTTAGCTTATAAAAGTGGAATAAAAATAACTGAAGTCACAGATGAAGAAGAAACTATAATTTCAAAATCTGCTACAAAAAAACGAACAAGGACACCAATCGAAGAACGTGAAATAGCTTCAATATTAGCGAATAATTTTAGGGTAAAAGTTTATCAAAGGTTTGATTGGAATGATATGTCTACAATAATCGTTATAGGATTATCAAGTGATGTAGAGCTATTTCAAGCTGTATTTAGTTTTGCAATTCAATCATATAGAATACTAAAGAATAGGTTCTTATCTGAATTTAAAAGCAATCATCCTCGAATAAGAAAAATATCAAAAATCACCAATACTTACTTATTTGGCTTCTTATCAGGCTTAAAGTTAAAATTCAGGCAAAATGTGGAAAAATATGCTCTTACTGTAACTGCTCCTGATTGTGTGGAAGATGCGTTACATAACCTAAAACTAGCTAAAGGAAAGCAAGGGCGAGAACCAAAATTCTCAATGGATGCTACTGTATGGAATAGAGGCTACACTGATGGTAAAACAGTAGAGATACATAAATCTTTAGAAGGAAAAGGAGAAGCCAACCAATGAATAAAATCTTCCTTGAAATAGACCAAGAAACATACAACTTCTTAATGCAACTATCACATGAAATGAATACCCAAGATAACTTAGCCACTGCTCCACCATACGGTTATATAGTAGTATATGATGAGGATAGAGTATGTCAAGAAGGTGATGAAGAAAAACTCATCTATTATGATGGATGTGATGACTACGAAGAAGAAGATCTTTATGTGATGTATGCAGAGTTTGTCCATGAGGCACTTGATACCAACAATGAAGTCTTTTCATTTGATGACTGGCTTGCCCTGAAGTTTAGAGAAATACCAGTCAAAGAAGAGAAAGAAGTATGCCACTGGGCTAATGTTAACTACTTCCTAACAAGGAAAGCATTTGATCAACATATGCAAACCAACAAACATAATCTACCACGCAACTCAAGGCCTTTCCTTATCCATAACTACCGAAATCATGAAATGGAAAGGCTCCAAGAGTTTCTACGAAATCTAACAAAGAACAAACATGAAACACCTAGATTTGATGTCAATGAAAAAGGAGAGAATGATGGGTAATATGGCTGCAGCTGCTGAGCAAGATATGAAGAAAGCAATAGGTAAAAAAGGTGAACGTTGTTGTCAAAACTGCGAGCATTATTTGAATGAAGGGACCCCTGTCTGCAGAAGATATCCTCCTGCAGTCGTATATTATTCATGTATTGAGGGTTGCTATGAACAAGAGATTAAACATGAATGGGTTTTTGCGAGGACATCACCTTTAAGTTGGTGCGGAGAATGGAGAAGATCAATAAGGGGAGAAAGATGAAACCTAAATATTACGAAATAAAGGAACATGACCATAAAGAAGTGGTAAAAGGGCAATTAATCCAATTATTTAAACAAAACTGGGGAGACTCATTTGATAAGCTTTGGCAAGATTTTATGGCTTGTGGACGGTGTATTTCCCTGAACATAGGCGACTCACTAACATTAAATTACTGTATTGAAGAAGATAGAATCCTGTACAAAACAACTGCTACTTTTCCCGAAGAAGGACAATTAGGTTTATTCGAAATTAGTAAAGACCTTTATGATATGCTTGTTGATGAAGACGAGGAGTAAGAATATGAAAGAAATCAAAAAATACATCTGGAAAATAAAATATAAAGACACTGATACCCACATAACAGAGAAAGAAATAATCACTGAAGGCTACCCAATTCTAGCCTTCTGGTTAAAGAATAAGCTCTGGGGAAACACAATAATCCAAATAACCTTAGATAGAGTTATTACTGAACTTATCCCAGATAACAAGGAGTTAATCCTATGACAGGACTTATTATATCTATATCTCTTATGGTTATCGTATTCATCTATGCCCTAGGCAATACAAAAATCAAGAAATTAGAAGAAAAACTCTATTATGAGAGACAAGAAAATTATAGGCTCTACCAAAGGCTACACGATAAACAGCTAGATGATTACATAACCCAAGAACTATCACAAAATAAATAACCTCCAATAAAACAGCATTCCCTTAGCCCCTCATCTGAGGGGTTTTATAGGGGATGTAATTCCCCTCTGTGGAGGGGTGGCATCGAAGATGACGGGGTGGTTCCCGTTTAATACAGACCTCAAGGAGCATTAATGAAATCAAACCGTGACCTATATATTGAAGCTTCTGCTCTCATCGGCAAGGAAACTATGGAGCATAAGCAAAGACAATTCTTACAAAGACTAATCAATAAACATTCTGGAACTAAACCTAAAAAGACTCCAGATAACTTCCAATCAACATGTGATATCATAATTAAACACCTAAACTACATGACTGGGTATCAATTTAGATCTAACACAGCTGAAACTAAAGCTCTCATCAGAGCAAGACTTAACGATGGCTTCACTATTGATGATTTCAAAGAAGTCGTCAATATTAAGGCTAAACAGTGGCTACATGATGAAAATTACAGATACCTAAGACCTAAAACCCTTTTCGGTACTAAGTTTGAAGGCTACCTGCAAGAAGCTATTGCAACTAAACCAAAACATATCACACCAAAACAACCTGCAACTAATGAATACAAACCACCTGAACCAACACCTCAAGAATTAGCCAAGGCTAAGAAATGGAGAGAAGAAGGTGAAAAACTAATCGAAAAACACACTAAGGAAGATTGGACTGAGTTTTACCAAGGTCTAAAGATATTCAAGAAAGAAGCCTACAATATGGGATTAAAACACAACCTAGTAAGAGGATTGTTCATAGAATTTCTAACTAAAAAATACAACAATAAACAATAAAGGAGATCATTATGTTTTATTGGATGATTGATATCTCCACGAAAGGAGGTGCTAATGTGGCTGACGGTAAAAGACGCTGCTCTATATCACGAAGTATCACCTGAGACAATCAGACGAAGAATCAAAAAAGAGAAATGGCCAACTAAATATGAAATGATTAAAAAAAAACACTGCTCAACAAAAACAATGTTTGTTTATGTCCCTCTTAAAGCAGATGGTCAAAAAGCAGATGGTCAAAAAGCAGATGGTCAAAAAGCAGATGGTCAAAAAGCAGATGGTCAAAATAAAGAAGAAAATCAAAAAAATAAGCAGATGGTCAATGAAGAAAATAAATCAAAAGCAGATGGTCAAAACATTAAAAATCAAAAGCAGATGGTCACACCAAAAAAATCATGTGAGCAGATGGTCAAAAAGCAGATGGTCACCCCCGAAAAACCTATCGAAAATCAAGCAATTTCTAACCCAGAACCAAACCCTCTTGCTCTCCTCCCTGCAGAGCAAGAAGAAAGAGCCTTATTCATGGAAGCAACTGAAGAAGAACGCAAGATAGCCTTTGCCAGACAGAGGATAGTTGATGCCTTTAATACCTTTAGAAAGGAGAGAGTCAGACAAGGTAAGTCTAAAGCTCAAGCCAATAAAGCCTGGGATGCTAACAATATGATACTAGTGCCCAGTGAGCTAAAGATACTAAAACTATCTAATATAAGTAGTAAGTCTGTAATGAAGTGGATTAAAGAACTCAAAGTAAGCCATTCATTGAACTATCCTTTAGCATTACTACCCCATTCTCGAACCCCTAAAGACTCACTTCCAAAAGAAGTGATGACCAGGCTAAGAATACTCTGTGCCAATCCTAATGAATGGCGAAAGTTAGCTATCCATCGAAAGCTTATCTCAGAGTTTCCCAAAGAATATAACATCTCATATCGCTCTGCCTGTAGATTGATAATAGAAATGCAAAAAGACCCAGTAACCAAGGTACATGGAAAAGAAAGCTATAAGAACAAAATAAAACCACATCTTAAGAGACTTCTTGATGCTGAGACTGGTCAATATGCCGTTTCAGATGGAAGAACTTGTGATTTCTTTGTGTATTCTCCTTTTCCTGGTCATTCAATCAATCAACTTCAGAAGATCTTAAGACCTGTATATGTATTCTTTATAGATATAGCTACTGGCCTTTGCTTAGGTTATGCTGCTTCTTGGGGTGAGACAACCCACCTAGTCTGCACAGCTATGAAGATGATGGCAATGAACTGGGGTATTCCTGAACGTCTCTATCTGGATAACGGTAAATCATACCAAAACTATCAAATGGATCCTCATTACTTCCTTAATAAGAGAAAGAAAAACTCTGATCCTTGGAAGAAAGCTAAGAGAATTATAGACTCTGGTGATGATGGAGTCTATCGCAAGATAGGCGTTAGGAGAATTACCTATTCTATTCCAGGTAATGCTGAATCCAAGACTATTGAGCCTCTCTGGAACCACCTCTTTGAAGATATGGAAAGAAATCAGGCTACTTTTGCAGGTAAAACACCTGATAAAAGACCTGAACACATGGATGGACTAACTATCAATAACATCATTAAAGAGTATGGTCACCTAATACCAACTTGGGATGAGTTCATTCAAATGCTTAATCATAGAGTAAATGAATGGAATACAACACCTCGTGACTGCCTGAAAGATGCCTTTGGAAAGCCTATGTCTCCTGCTCAAGTCTATAAAGCTGAAGCTAAGATAGTAATTCCTCCAAAATCTCTTATAGATGAGGTGCTAAATGTACCAGAAGAAGCGACTGTAACAAGAGATAGCATATATGTACAAGGTACTCATTACGTACACCCACTTATGCTTACCTACTTAGGCCATAAGTGTAAGGTTAAGTTTGATGAGTTTAACCTTGATACTGCTGAAGTATTCACTGAAAAAGGTCAACGCTGGGCTATGCCAGCCAGAAGGAAAGAGATATCTTCTTTTGTTGATGAAGTCCAGTTCCAAAAGGCTTTAGTCCAGAACAAACACCTTGAAAAAGCTGAACAAGCTGTTTACATCAATGCTCGTAATGAAATGCCAGGTAAAATAGACCAAAGAAAATTAAACAAAATCGCAACTACCACTATTGAAGAAGCTGATTTTAAAGCTCATCAAACCAGAGAATTAATTAAAAACAAACAAACCGAAAAAAGACCACGCTTAAAAACTAACACCAAATTATTAACCTCTGAGGTTAATCATGACCCTGAAAATATCGACTATCTAATAGAGCAAGACCTTGCTTCCCAAAACCCTACAAACACTGAAACACAAACCAAACCAAAACCACAAAAAGAATCCGAACCTATACTTGATCTAGATTTCTTAGGTCTCGGAGAAAGGAGTTAAAAATGAAATCTAATTTAATGGCAAGCACAAGAAACGTAGTTAAAGCACTTAACGGAATGAAGTATCTTATTAATAGACCTATTACCGAAATGGTTGGACTTGGCCTTATCTGGGGTCCTCCTGGTACAGGTAAAACTAGATTCGCTCGTAGAGTAGCAATTCAGAACCAACATTGTTACTTGAGACTAGAAGGTAACAACACACCCAAACGCTTTGCTATCAATCTCTACAACATGCTTTGTACTACCTATAATATGTCTCCTGCTCTTGGTAGACAGACTGATGAAATCTTTGAGAGTATTAAGACAATCATCTTAGACATAGAAGAACCTATCATCTTTATTGATGAAATAGACTATGCCTTCAAATCTCGTAAGATACTTGATGCTATCCGTGATATAGTAGATGAAACCCACGCCATTATCATCTTAATAGGAATGCAATCAGCGAAACACTCACTTCTAAAGTCCAATGCACACTACTTTGATAGATGTAACTTCTTTGTAGAATTTAAAGAACTTAATCCAGATGATACCAAAAGAGTATGCGACGAAATATCAGATATTGAACTTGAGCAAGACGTTATAGACTATATATATAAAGTATCTCATGGAACCCTTAGAAAAATAATCAAAACCTTATACTACCTTGAAGGCATAGCAAAAAACAAACAACTTACCAAACTCACTAAAGGAGACCTTGATGCAGTACAATCTTAGAGAGAAACACACACCTTATAAAGACCAGGTGTTACAGTATATTAACATCCAAAACAAACCATTTAATATTAAGATGGTTGCTTCTGAAACTAATATCGAATTAGCTACTATTAGGTGCTATCTTGCTGAGCTTCTCCATAAGGGAACTATCCTCAAGATTAAGAGTAAAGGCAGATATGCAACTTATATCAGAAATAGAAACATCAAACCCAAACGAAGATACACTACCAGAAAGCCTGGATGTATATATCAAGAAGATGTAATTAAGTTTATAGATAACCTAGAGCATTTCAAACTTGCTGACATCCAGAAAGGTTTAAATTGCACATATCCACAAGCCCGTCGTCATATTCTCCAACTGCAGAAAGAAAATAAAGTTAAAGCAGTATCCCAAGACGGGCATGTGTGGATCTACTCCACCAACCTAAGAGAATCTAAATCTAAAATAGCTAAAATCAAACAAGCTGCTAAGAAGCTGATGAGAGACAAGATGTTGATTACTAAGAAGAATCTCTTCGCATACAGTGACCTTTCTCTTAGCACAGTAAAAGAAGCTATTTCAATCTTATTAGAAGATGATTTTCTAAGAGTTGATTTCATTAAAGACCATGAGAAGATATATATTATTAGAGAGGTGAAATAATGAAAGATGTAAATTTAAAGCGAAGAAGAGAAATACTTTTTAGAGCTAAAGCCTATAATTCACCCAACAATAGATGGGTGTATGGACTACCAGGATATACCTACTATCAAAATGGGGATGTAACCATAGGGAACATTTGGGAAAACAGACTGCCTACAGCCATTATTCCAGAGACCATAGGACAGTTTATTGGTTTAGAAGATAAAAATGGAGTTAAGATATTTGAGGGTGATATAATAGAATCAAAGTGCGAACATTATGAAGAAGGAAATTACTTAATAGAATTTGCAAAGACCTCATTTATTGCGTATGGCTATAATGATGAAATATGCTTTGGCAAAGACATTTCAACTAATAGAATGCAGATTATTGGCAATATTCACGATAACCCAGAGCTATTGGAGATAGAAGAATGAATAAAACTGAATACATTAAGTCGCTTAGGTCGGCAATAGTAGTCCAAATTAAGAAGACCTTCCCGGGTCAAGATCACAGAGAGCTAATTAATGAATGGGGCTATCCTCGGAGGCTCTCTAAGATTACCGATATTGATTTGTTGATTGAAATTAAGTGTGTAGCTGGGGGAATTCCTGTAAAATCAGATACTATTGGAGCCGTCGATAGCCAAGGCAAGTATCTCTTAGCCCTGACCCATAAAGCTGGATGGGATATTAAAAGACTGCGAGCACTCCTTATTAAAACAACTGGAAGTGCTCGCTGGCTAAGCTTATCTCAGCCACAACAGAGACAAATTATTAAAATAGTTAAATCATATCAAGTAAAAAATACAACGGAGGAAAGAAATGCCACAAATTAAGAAAATTAAAAACAAAGTGTTTTGGGTTGATGGTTCAGGAGTACCAGTAGAAAGATCACGTATTAAAAAAGAAGAAAAGGTTCGAGAGAAAGTAGTCAACAAGGCTATTAAACAAGCCCTAAAGATATCAGATTCATTGATTAATTTCAATAATGAAGTAGTTCAATTAGTAGATGATTACCTGGAAATGGTAGCAGATCAGTATGGAGAACATTGGCAAGGTGCTGCATCACTCACTAATTTTGATCAAAGCGAAAGAATAGATATTAAAATCTCTAAGTTAATTGATTTTAACGAACACTTCGCCATAGCTGAAAAGAAAATATTTGATTATATTGAGAATCTCACTGAAAACCTCTCAGGTGATATTGTTTCTATTATAAGAGTTGCCTTCTCTCGCAACAAAAAGGGATTTATCGACCCTAAGAAAATTCTAGAGCTTAAAAAACTTAATATTAAGAATAAAGTCTGGACAGAAGCAATGGAATTAATAGACAAATCAATCTATGTAAAAAAAACTAATAGATATATTACCTTCTGGATCCGAAACAAAAAGGGAGATTGGGTCAACATACCTCTCAATTTCTCAAAACTTTAGGAGAGGTGATGTCTGATATTAAATTATTTGAAGATAAGCTTTATCGTGTGGATGAAGTAGCTCTCAAGCTAAAAATATCTAAGCGTTCTGTATATAGATTGCTTGAGGACCCTTTGTCCAATATAGATTGTATTAGAATACGTTCTTCTATCAGAGTACAGGGGAAATCTCTTAATCAATACTTAGAAAACAACCAAATAGAGGTTTAAAATGGCTAATAAGAGCAAATATGATAGATTAATGGCGAAACTATACTCTATCCTACTTAATACCTCTAAAAAGCAAATAAAAGCAGCTACAAAAGATGCTATGTTAGAGTTATCTGCTCTCCCTAAAGCTGATAAAATAGATGATGACTTCATTGAGGGTGTAATTAAAAATACAAACAATCTCTTAGGACCTATGCTCCAAGATAAATTGTCTGCTGATGTTAGAGAGTTAAATAAAACTCTCTACATCTACACCCAAAACGACGTTGCCAAACAAATAGGTGCCTCCATAGGCACCTATGGCAACAAGCAAAAAGTTACAGTTGAAACATTATCTAAGCAAAATCTCTTTTGGATTGGGAAGCATTATGGCCCAGAGATAGACAATAAACTGAAGCCAAAGCTTATTGATGCTATGAATGAGGGTTGGACCAACAAGCAACTCGCTGATGAACTGCTTGGTATGTTCAATAATCTTAACAGAAATCCGAAATACTGGGAGGGTTTTGCTGAGAATGCCATGACTAGAACAAAATCAATAGCATCTGTAGAAGCTTTTGAGAAACATCAGATAGAAACAGCCCAAATTGTAGCCATAATGGATGAAAGAACAACCGAGATATGTCAAGAGCTTAATGGGAGAATAATCAGCGTAGAGAAGATGATAGAGGTTAAGAATAAGCTTCTAGATGTTCAGACAGATGGTAAGTCCTCTGATGAAGTAAGAGCTGAATTTGAAAACATTGTACCTTTCTGGAAAGATGCTGAAGATATCAAAGGCCAATCCACAGCCCAAATACAAAAAGAGCATACTGGTATAGGATTACCTCCATATCATTGGAGGTGTAGAACCGAAGTAATTGCTTATATTGAAGAATTTGAATCTGAGGGAGAGATCTCTATCGGTGAAGATGCTAAAACAGACAAAGCAATCGAAAATCTAACCAAACCAGAGATATTAGAGAAGCTTAATAGTGTTATACATGACAGATACCCGAAATTCGATGAGAATAGCTTAGAAGATCAATATGAAAAACAAGGAAAAGCTAAATTTAATGTGAGTAATAAATCAGAATACATTCAGTTAGCTCGAGATATAGTCCAGAATCGTGATAAGATCCTAATGACTACTAATGATGGTAATATTCAGTTTAACGTCTATAGCTTTGCACATAAAGGCTGTACTGTCTTAGATACAAACGGAGTTATTAAGGAGTGCTTTCAGGCTGATGAACGAGCTTATAAGAGAAATCAAAAGAAATCTTATGAAATCACAGGAGCAGGATAAAGAAAATAATGTCAAAATGATGATATAAAAAAATCTCGCCAAACTCTCAAAACATATAAAAAAAATCTCGCCAAACTAACTTAACAGTGAACTTGGCGAGATTTTTTATTTTAAGATAAAATTCCTATGAAACCCACTAATAACAACATTCTTCTTTTATTATTCTCAATTATTCTCACTATTTCTCAATGTTTAACACAATTTCTCGCCAACTTTCACCTCCTTAAACACTTAATAAACCCACTAATAACACTAAAAAACCGACTTTAGTAAATATCTCTCTGTTCATGTCCCCCCTTAATTATATCTGAGTCATCAACTATAAAATA